TACTGGTAACACTGGTGGTACTGGTCCTCAAGGTAACACTGGTGCAACTGGTGAAATACCAACCAATTATGTAATTTCATTTAATGGACTCACAGGTGCGGTTACTGGTGTAGCATCTATTCGTGGTCTTACTGGTGCTGTTGGAATTACCAACGGCAACGGAATTGATCTGAGTTTGTCTGGAAACACATTAACATTCAGTAATACTGGTGTTTTAACGGTAAATGGTTTAACTGGTACTGTTATAAATATTGCTCGTACAACTGATACTTTAGCACAATTTGCATCAACTACATCAGCACAACTTGCTTCGATTATTTCCAATGAAACTGGTGGTGGTGGTGTACTAGTATTCAATACAAGCCCAACTATAACAACAAGTATAACAACTGCAAGTACCTCATTTGCTCTCGTAAACACAACTGCAACTACATTGAATTTGGGTGGTGCTGCTACTACTTTGACAATGGGTGGTACTTCAGGTACTGCATCTATTAGAAATTCTACGCTTACTTTAGGTAATACAAATAATACTATTCAAACAAATAGTGGAACAACAAATTATCTTGCAATTTCTCCATACGGTAATCTTTTATTAACACCCACTACAAGTGGACTCAATTTTGGATCATTGACATCATTGGTTGTAACAAATGGTGGTAATGCACAAGGGCAAGTTCAAATTTCTGGTGGTGATCTCTATCTTGGTACAAAAACAACCAATAGTGAAGATTTTATCCCCGTTAATATAATATTTGAAGGTGCATCCGATAATGCTAATGAAACTACACTAACTGTAGTAGACCCAACAGCAGCTCGTACAATTTCACTTCCTGATGCGTCTGGTACAGTTGCGCTTACTAGTGGTGTCGTTACTTCATTCAATGGACTTACGGGTGATGTGCTTGCCGATGCAGTTCCATGGTCAGTCATTACTGCCGATCAAACCGCAGTAATAAACAAAGGATATTTTACAAACAAGGCAACTCTTCTTACACTTACTCTTCCAACCACGGCAGCAGTTGGTTCTGTACTTCGTGTAAGTGGAATGACTGCAAGTGGTTGGAAGATTGCACAAAATGCATCTGAAGTCATTCATTTCGGAAATATTGATACCACAGTAGGTGTTAGTGGATATATTCAAAGTACATTGGCAAGAGATGCTGTTGAATTGATATGCTGTGTTGCCGATAATGAATGGAATGTTCTTAGTTCAGTAGGAAATATCACAATCGTATGAGTGTATTTACAGGAATATCTTCCATGACTGGTGTGCGGAGTATTACTAATACACCTACTGTTATTAGATCAGGTTTGGTTCTCAATCTTGATGCAGGAAATGTTGCAAGTTATTCTGGATCGGGAACTACTTGGACTGATTTAAGTGGTAATGGTAATAACGGTACAATAGTTAATAGTCCTACATATGTATCTGCTGGAGCCAGTAGTTATCTTAGTTTCGGAAGTGGTGGAACACAGAGAACCAGTTTCACTTATCAAACACCAGTGCAATCAGCAGCTACGGCTTTTACTTGGGACATCTGGACATATCCTACTGCAAATCAAGATGGCTATGTTCTCATGGGCTACAGAGGAACTACACCATTACAGTTTTACAAATTAACCACTCAAAAATTTGAGATGTATCCTGCTGAAGTATTTTATCTGTTCACTCTCAATGTCTGGCAAAATATCACCGCAATTTATGACGGGACACAAAGCGGAACATCTAACATGAAACTTTATGTAAATGGCACACAAGTAGGATTACGAGACGCTGATCAACCAGATTTGAGGACTAGTGCTATGCCATTTTATGTTGGTGGAGATCCTATTGCTGGTGAATATGCTACTGCAAGAATTAATCAAGTTTCAGTTTATAATCGCGCTTTGTCGGCAGGCGAAATTACCACAAACTTTAATACTTTTAAAGGAAGATTTGGTCTATAAATATAGGTAGCACATATGGCAAAGCAATCATCAGTCAATCTCGATATTACAAACAATGCAGATGGATTTGACATCTCAGGTGGTACTACAGTTAGAAAACTGGGTATTACTGGTGGAGATGTAACCATTGCTGGTTCGGGTTCTGCTGTTGTTACCTTTCCCACTACTTCAACTACTATTGCTGGTCTTGGTATAACGCAATCATTTAGTGCGCTACAATCGTTCTCTGCAGGCATTAGTGCTTCTGGTGCAACCTTTAGTGGTAACATCTCTGCACCAAATATTGTTACTTCGGTCAATGGTGCAACAGGTTCCGTAACCACCTATGCAGGAACCACAGGAAACATTCAGTTTCGTTATGGCTCTGGTGTTACTGCAAATAATTATTTTGGACTTACTGTAGGATATCTTGGTCAAATTACAGATATATTCACTCTATCAGGTGCAACAAATGGAAATGATCTTTTTGGTAATCAACAAGCAATGGGATTGGAGTTTGAAAGAGGTGTTTATGGATTAGGTCTTGATGAAAGTGGTGGCGTTGCTATAACAGCAAAGGGGATTTTTAATGATGGTGGATATCTTTATGGTGCTAATCTACATCTAGCAACACCAACGAGTGATGTTGGTAGTTCAATTATATTTCATGCATCTGGTGGTGATCAATTTTCGGTAACTCCAACATATGTATATAGTGGTGCTCAACATGTTTTTAACAATGGTATCAACTCACAGCAAGCTGGTTATACAAATAATTTTGCAGGACCTATTACTGGTGTCACTGCTTCCTTTACTGGACTATTGAGCGCATCAAAAGGCATTAGTGCTGCTGGTGGTGTAACTCTTTCCGGAACATTACAGGGAACCACTGCAACATTCTCTGGTGATATTGCAGTAAACGGTGGTGATATCACAACTACATCAACAACTGCAACACTGTTTAATGCAAATGCTACTACTCTTAATATTTTAAATACACAATCTTCAGGTTTTACACTTAATATAGGGAATGAAACATCATTTTCTGGCACAAAAACAATTAATATAGCAGGAAATCTTAGTGGTGGTGCAGATTCCCAAATAACAATTGGATCAGCAAATACTTCTAGTAAAGTTTTTATTTTGGGTGGTATTACACTTGGTGGTGTTGCTGGAGCAACTGTTCGTGTAAGCTCTTCGTCTTTTGATGTTAGTTCTCCTTCTACATTTTCTAATACCGTAGCAATGACAAGCACCTCATCCCATACAGGTCTTGCAAGTTTTGCTGGTGGACTTAGTGCTTCTGGTGGTATTACTTTAAATGGTTATCTAACAGGAAGCACTGGGTTCCTCTTTGGTCCAACATCAGCATTTTTACAATTTATTCCATCTACATCAGCTACCAATGGTGGTATGTGGTTAAAAAATGGACTATTCCAAATTGGTGGAAATGTAATAGGATCTGGTAATGGAACTGTTGATTTTTCTCCAAATAATGAAAGATTTCATATATTTGGATATTCCGATTTTAATAATTCTTATAATTACCAAGCTGGTAGACCCGCATTAAGAATAAATTCGGCTCCAACACAATCAGTACCAATCTTTGCAGCATATAAACAAACAAGTGATGGTCAACAGTTATCAGGTAGTTTTACTACAACCAATATGGTTGCAGGTATTGACCAAAATGGTGCACTCTTCAGTACTGCTGGTATTAGTGCTGCAGGTGGTATTACCTTTACCAATAATGTTCAAGCAAATGGCTATATACTTACTAGTAATGCTAGGAGTTGGTTTTTATGAAGAGTAGAAGTAACCGTACAAATAATGGTGTAATTGGAAGTAATAATTTAAATAATGGTTCCAATGGTGTATTAAACAATAATAAAAATACTGGATTAAAATCTTATTTTATTACTGCTCCATATGTAAGACCTTCTGACTGGCTTGCAATGCCTACAGTAAATGTAGGAGATCAAAAGATTTGTATTCTTCATGCAGTCTTTGATACTGGTACTAACTTTGTATCATTTAGAATTACAACAGATACTGGCACATATACAGTTGATTGGGGAGATGGAACGACTACTTCCTATACAAGTGGAAATGTTGCTTCAAGAAATTATGATTATGCTACTGTCGGTGTAGTTAATCCTACGCCAAGCAGTAGAGGTTATCGAATGGCTATGATTACGATAACACCAACAACTGGTGGTGCAACTATTACTTTATTTAATTTTCGTGATCATCAACATCCTTCCTGTGTAGTAACAAATCAATATTCATCTGGATTTTTAGATATATTGATATCTGCACCAAATGTAACATCTGTAGCTTTCAGTGGAAATGGTGCTGGTTATGTTCAACATGGTATTTTAGAACGATTTAACTGGATTGGAACAAGTACTGTATCCAGCTATAATTTATTTTTTTGGTGGTGCTATTCATTACAAGAAGTAGTAAATACACCAACAGAGAATGTTACGAATGTATATGGAATGTTCTACCATTGTTTTTCTTTAACAAAAATTCCTCAAATTTTGAATACATCAAAGTGTACTACTTTTGGATATATGTTCTATAATTGCAGTTCTCTTCAATATCTTCCATGGATGGATACCTCTAATGGAACAAGTTTTGATGTTTTTGCTTATGGTGCCCAGAGTGTTAGATATTGTCCTCCTTACAATTTGAATAAAGCCACTACTACCTATTTGATGTTTTATAATTGTTATAATCTTGTTGAAGCTCCTCCATTTAATTTACCAGTAGCAACAAACATAAGTTATATGTTTGGAAATTGTAGAGGTATTAAAAAGATTGGAACTTTAACAACTAGTTCATCTTTAACAAATATAGGTCAACTTTTTCTTAGTTGTGCGTCATTGGTGGAAGCACCTATAATAACAAATACTTCTAATGCTACAACCTGTTCGGAAATGTTTTCTGGTTGTTCATCTTTAAAAACTCTTCCTTTGTTTGATACGTCCAAGGTAACAAATTTTAGTTATATGTTTAGTTATGCTAGCGCATTAGTATCAATTCCTAATTTCAATACTTTATTAGGGCAAAATTTTACACAAATGTTTTATTATACTTTATCATTACAGACTTTGCCAGCTATTAATACAAGTGCAGGAACTAACTTTACAAGTTTTGCAGAACTGGCTGGATCACTTAGAACATTTACAGGATTAACCTTAACCGGTGCTCCAACACTAACTAATATGTTTACATCTTGTCAAGCTTTAAAAATTATTCCAACAATGGGTGTAAGTTCTGGTGCGGTTATGCCAGCTTTTAATAATTTAAGTTCATTACAAAGTTGTGGTATTACGGGAATTGGACAAAATGTAAATTTTACAAACTGTCAAATGGGTGCAACGGCTTTGAATGCTTTATATACAAGTCTGGCTACTGTAGGAGCCAGTGGAGCCGGAGCTAAAACTATTACCATAACAGGAAACTGGGGAGCTGCAACCGATACTCCCTCTATTGCCACCAATAAAGGATGGACTGTAACAGGATAAATTATGGATACTTCAGGATTTTTTAAAAATGATTCCGGTATGGTTTTAAATGGACCTAATTTTGTTTTGGGTGGTTCATATAGTCTATACAAAGCACAAAAAGATACCTATACTTATCCTATTGAAGGATGGTATTGGTTTGATACCGAAGAAGAAGCATATAATTATTTTGGAATTCCAATCCCAACACCACCCGCACCACCTGTTCCAACTCCACCATACATCCCACCACCGATTCCATAAATAACATAGGACAATCACATGCCAGAAACATATAAAAGTTTTGGAACAATTTTAGGTACTACAGCAGCAACTTCAATTTATGCAGGTGTTACTGGAACCGCATTAGTAAATGCTGTTAATGTTAGCAATGTTAATGCAAACGCATCAACAACAATAACTGTAGAAATGTTAAAGGGATCGACTGCTTATTCAGTTATAAGTAATGTCTACATTAATCCAGGCACATCATTACAGGTATTGGATGCTCCATTGGTTTTAGAATCTGGTAACACGCTCAGAGCAACATCAGGTTTAACAGGATATTTTCATACCTTGGTTTCTGTACTTGAAATAACTTAATTAAAGGAAATAATATGGCACTTGAAAAATCAATAACTTTAGATAATGGATATGAAGCAAACTATTGGGTTGTAAATAATGTTGAAATTTATAAAAATACAAATACACAAATTAGTGTATTGTTATATTTAAATGAACAGACCAAACAAGATGGTAAACGAAATGTGTATGCAAAATCATATGGTGTTTCTGGTGAAGCCTGGAACACTTATTTTGCCAATAGTGTATTAGACACAGCAAATCCATTTAAGTCTGCATATGATTATCTCAAAACACTTGATGAATTTCAAGGTTCAATAGATGTTTGACATTTGATTATTACATGATATAATAGTTGCATGTTCCTAGACTACTTCAAAGTTTCTCCAAATATTCCAGATCCAAATTTTCAGACCAGAATGGCTGCATGTTTTGACCTTGCCGCATATATTCCAGCAAATGAAAAAGTAAAAATTTATGACGGAAAAAAGGAAAATTTGTTTCTTCCAGACCATGATGGAGAAAAGGGTCAATACATTACCCTAATGCCTTCTGAAAGGGCTCTAGTTCGCACAGGCTTGACTTTTAATGTGCCCCAAGGATATTCTGTCCGAATACACCCTAGATCTGGAATGGCTCTTAAATACGGTCTTACGCTTGCAAATTGCGAAGGTGTAGTAGACGAAGATTACACCTATGAGACCAAACTTATCATGATTAATACTAGCACAGATCCTGTTAGAATCTATGATAGAGATCGTATTGCACAGGGTGAACTAGTGAAGTACGAACAGCCAAGACTCATGGAAATTTATACAGAACCGAGTCTGAAGTCAGATCGTATCGGTGGGTTCGGTAGTACTGGAGTCAGTTGATTTCTTTTTAGAAAATTTAATTGACTTAAATTCTTTCCAGACCAACCAGACTACGAATACGACAACTGGAAAATACCAGAATGCCCATTCTGATGCCTTGTCTGGAGTATTGAAAAAAGAATTTTCAGAGACTGTGTGAATATGTTCACCAGTCTTTGTCTTTAATGTGACAAATTCAGGACTTGTGCATGAGGCGAGAAAAATAATGATTGGAAGTAAATATTTCATTTGTTGCTCCCTGCTGCTGAACCAAAGTAGAACCCAACAACGGCAAGTAGAACTTGACGGTTTTCTTCAGCCAAGAAATATCCTGGAATTTCAATAAAGTATTTACGAGTTGTTTCTGGGATAAATCCAAAGATCGAATCAGGTTGTTTCTGTGAAATTTCTACAAATGTAGGAATCCCAAAGAACGGTAAGACGAATGGAGCAGCCACAACTGCAAAGAGACAGGAAAGTACAATAAGGCGGCGAACGTTCTTACCAACGTCAATTGGTACACGCTGGACAGCCTTATCTTGATTTTCAGTAGTTTGAGTATTTGCCTTGAGCATTTGCTCAAACATTTCTTTTTGATCTTGAGCCCGTTGAGCCCAGTATTTGAAAAGAAATCCAGTAGCAGTTCCACCAATTAATGATATGAGTTGTTCAGACATAATATACCTCAGTTCTTTTGATGTGAAAGTTGAATCTCGATTGACTCTTTGATAGCCTTGAAATGTTTCATTAAAATATCATGTTCTTCCATCTGTGGTTCAAATTTTTCATTCCATTGAAGCAAAACAAATCCAACATTTGCTCCTTTGTTTTTTAATGGAAGACACGCATAATCTGAAACGTTTTCATCTTCAAAGAACCCTTTAGTGTAACTTTCAGGTAATGATCGAAGAGGATAAATTAAACTTTTGTTTTCTACTACATGGACTAATAAGGGAATAAACATTGAACATAAACTTCCTTTGAGAAGCCCTACCTGTGAGGTATAACCTTTGTGAGTTGATTCGTGAGTTACAGAAAATTTACGCATGGAAATTCCATCCATTGTATATTCCCCGTTATGAAACTGTAAAATACTTGCTCTCATGGACTTAGTGGTAATTCTAAGTTCTGTTAATAATTCATGTATTTCGGTATGTATTGCAATATAATTGTCTGTTTTTATTCTAGACTTTACAAATTTCATAATTCCATATACACCACCGATTACACCTACCATAATAAGAGAAATAATGTCTATAAATTTGGTATAATCGATGAGAGATAACAGCATATTTTAAAACTCCATTGGGTGCATTAATATTTATATTCTTGACATCCCCATAATAGGGTATATACTACTGCCATGACTAGAGATGAACTATTTCAACTACACGAAGACGTTTGCCGCCGAGCATTAGTAATAATGCGTCACAAGTCCGCAGATTATGCATCCGGAACAGATCCGTTTGCTAATTTTAAGAGAGGAGAGATTCTTGGCTTTGCAAGTGCCGAAGAAGGGTTAATGTTGCGAGTAGTCGATAAAATCTCACGTATTTCCACCTTCCTCAAGAAGGGTGAATTAAAAGTGGGAAATGAGACTGTTCAAGACAGCATTCTTGACGTAATTAACTATATGATTCTACTTCAGGGATTGCTGGAAGATAAAGAAACAAAATAATGAAATTTTATACAGCATGTGCACTTAAGGGGAACAAGGTTCTTGTTCGTGGCTATAACAACGGTGTTCGTTTTACGGATACCGTTACCTATAAGCCATCATTGTATATGCGTACTGACACTCCCAGTAAACACAAAACCTTGACCGGTGTCAATGTTGGTCGTATTAAGTTTGAGAATTTGTATGAGGCTCGTGAATTCCTTGATCAATACAGAGAACTAGAAGATTGTCCAATTTATGGAAACACTGATTTCATCACTCAATATATCATGGAGACTTATCCGTCTGAGGTGGAATACGATCTTTCCAAGATCAAAGTAGCCTACTTGGACCTTGAATGTGAGACGGAAGGGGGGTTTCCCAATCTTGATGCGCCTAATGAACGCATCAACTTGGTGACGATTCGTATCTCTGGTGTCAATTATGTTATCACCATGAAACCCCTGAACCTTCCGGATTGTAGAGTTGTGCTTGTTGCATCCGAGAAGGAGTTGATCAAGAAGATCTTTGACATTCTTCGTCAATGTGATGCAGATATTCTGACTGGCTGGAACATCAAACTCTTTGATATGCCCTATATCATTGGTCGTGCCAAACTCTTCTTTGAAGAAAAGGAGATTCAGGCATGGATGCCCTTTGGCTTCATGAAGATGCGTATTACCAATATTGGTGGTAAAGACTATACTCTATATGAGTTTCCGGGATATACCATCCTGGATTACATGGATTTATATAAGAAATTTTCTGGAACCAACCAGGAGAGTTACGCTCTAAATAATATAGCAAAGGTAGAACTAGATGAACAAAAACTGGACTATACCGAATATGGGTCGTTGCGTGAGTTTTATACGCAAAACTTTCAAAAGTTTGCTGAGTACAATGTCCAAGACGTGGTCTTGGTTGAGCGACTTGAGGATAAATTAAAGTTAATTGATCTTGCAGTTTCGATTGCATATGAAGCCAAGATCACCTTTGATACCGTCTTCTTCGCCACACGTATTTGGGAAACCATTTGTTGTGACTATCTTGCCAAGCAAAACATTGTTCCACCATTAAAGACAAAGTATGCCAAGGATGATCAGTTCATTGGTGCATATGTCAAGGATGTAATTCCTGGTCTGTATAAAAATGTTGTGAGTTTCGATGCAACATCTCTATATCCATCTATTATCATTGGTTGGAACATTTCACCCGAGACATGCATTGTCAAGAATTCATCATTGAATGCAGATGACTTTTTGCGTAGTAAACGCAAAGAGATTCCAGACATGATTCAAGATGCTATTGATCAGAATGCATGCTTGGCATGCAATGGTTCAGTCTTCTCCAATAGCGTCAAGGGATTCATTCCTACTTTGATTGAGATCACTTTCAATCAACGACAAGAAGCCAAGAAGAAGATGATTAAGTTGGAAAAAGAATATGAAATCTCCAAGGATAAGAAACTTACTCCCTTGATTGCGGCTCTTAAGATTCGTCAGTCTGTTAAGAAGATTCTAGCAAACAGTCTGTATGGCTGTCTTGGTAATCCTGCATTCACATACTCTTCTCCGGAACTCGCAACTGCAGTTACTGTTACTGGTCAGGTTATCATTCGATCTGCTGAAGATCAGATGAATGCCTATATCAATAGAGTTATGAAGAATACTGACTCAAAGGATTATGTTATTGCCGTTGATACAGATTCTGTTTATCTAAATCTTGAAGATATTATTACTAAAGTTTCTAGCAAGAGTGATATCGGTGACATCACAACCTTTATTGATAATATCTGTGAAAAGAATATTCAAAAAGAATTGACTGGGACAATGAAAGAGTTGACCACGAAACTTAATTGTCTCACCAACAAGATTTCATTCAAGCGTGAAGCCATTGCATCAAGTGGAATGTTTATTGCCAAGAAGCGATATGCGTTACTGATGACAGATCTTGAAGGTGTTCGCTTCAGTGAACCAAAGTTAAAGATCATGGGTCTTGAGACAGCACGAAGCAGTACTCCCGGTATTGTTCGTACTAAACTCAAAGATTGCATCATGATCATCATGACCAAGACCCCCGAGGAGTTGCGTAAGTATGTGGATGCATTTTATGATGAATTTATGGAACTACCTATAGATGTTATAGCATCTCCTCGGGGTGTTAAGGGTATCAGCAAGTATACTGACTTCTCAGACATATATAAGTCAGGTACCCCGATTGCTACCAAGGCTGCATTGTTACACAATGCATACGTCAAGAAGATAAATTTGGATAAAGAACTTCCACCTATTAAGGAAAACGACAAGATCAAGTTTATATTTGTTCGTGTTCCAAATCCATATGGTATGGGCGGCAGAGATGCAGTAATGGGATTCATTGGCAAGGCTCCTCCACAATTTAATCTTGAAAAGTATATTGATCGAAAGAAACAATTTGATAAAACTTTTGGTGAACCTCTTGACAATATTTTACAAGCAATTAAGTGGTCAATAAATCAACAAGTAACACTTGAATCCTTCTTTGGATGAGTTATAATGATAATATGAATGAGAGAATAGAAAAACAAACAATCAAGGAATTTGAAGTAACATTTATGCAAAATTATCAAAAAAAGTATAATCACTATACAAAGGCAAAACCTCCTACTATAGACTATCCAATTATTAAAATAAAAGACGATATAATTAAAAAATTGCGTGAAGAAATTACTTCATTGAATGAAGAAATTAAAGATTTGAAGACAGATCTAAAATCTTTTATTGAAATGGAAAGTTAAGAAATGGTAAAGACCTTTAAATCTAGATATGGTGATGAACGAATCCTCACAAAACGTAAAGACGGAAACTATAGTATCGAAGGTCACACCTTATTTTCTAGGGGTGGCGATGGTTTATTTGACTTTGAAGGTGGTCCATGCGTTATGGTTGGTGCTAGACTACTTGACATTGTCAATGACGTAGATGACGTAATCGTAGAATCAATTACTATTGATGACACCATAGTTGAAGAAAACTATGCGCGGATTATCATTACAACCAAAAATTATAAGAAAGGTAAGAAGCAAAGTGACAAAGAAATCTAAAGTTACTATTACTAAAACAATTCCGTGGCAATATGAATATAATATTTTAAGAATTCCATATCAAGAATTTATAGATTCAATTGAAGAGATGCCATTTAAGTTGTTAATGCATGAGTACCGGTCACACTGTGAGTATCGGGGTACTAAGTTAAATAGTAAACCAGAATTCAGTAAAGAAAATAGTACTGATCTATATAAAAGAATTATTGCTATTGAAGATTTACTTGAAAAGTGTTATCACAGACTTAGTGATGCTGTAGAGGCATCTCAGTATTGGGAAAACGAAAATTGGAAACACGCACAAAAAGAAAAGGAAAAGAATGTCAAAGTATCTAACAAATCTACTAAGCAAATTAAACAATCCTGATGCAGCCATTGTAGCCGATGGTATTGATGGGGCTGATGTTACAGGCTTTATTGATACTGGTTCATATGTTCTGAATGCTTTGCTTTCAGGATCTATATATGGTGGACTACCAGCAAACAAAATCTCTTGTCTTGCAGGAGATCCTGCTACTGGAAAAACTTTCTATGCAATTGGAATCGCTACGCAATTTCTCAAAGACCACAAAGATGGTGTTGTCATCTACTTTGACACGGAGCAAGCAATCACTTCAGACATGTTTGCACAGCGGGGAATTGATTCCAAAAGAATTGCAGTTGTTCCTGTTGCAACAATCGAAGAGTTCAAGAACCAGGCTCTCAAGATCGTCAATGATGTACTTGAAACACCTGAAGAAGACCGCAAGCCAATCTTTATGGTTCTTGATTCTTTGGGAATGTTATCGACAAACAAAGAAATGAATGATTCTGCTGAAGGTAAGGATGTGCGTGATATGACCAAGGCACAACTTACTAAGGCTACTTTCCGTGTTCTTACATTGAAACTTGGTAAGGCAAAGATACCACTTCTTCTTACAAACCATACATATCAAGTTATTGGTTCATATGTTCCTACTAAGGATCTTGGTGGTGGTACTGGTATTAAGTATGCAGCAAGTAACATCATCATGTTATCAAAGAGTAAGGACAAGACTGATGATGGTATCGTTGGTAACTTTATTAAATGTACCAATTATAAGAATCGTTTTGTCAAAGAAAATATGCATGTTCAGACAAGACTTAACTATACGTCTGGATTAAGTAGATATTATGGCTTGACAGACCTTGCAATTGAGTATAATATATTCAAGAAGGTTTCGACACGAGTAGAACTTCCAGATGGTACAAAAGCATTTGAGAAAAATATAGATGAAGATCCTGAAAAGTATTTTACAAAAGATATTCTTGACAAGTTGGATATAGAAATTCAAAAAGGATTTAAGTATGGGCAAGGCAGTTGAATATAAATTTATTCCTGAAGTATCAATAGACAGTACACAAACTTGCCCTATTGAAATTACATCGGGTAAATTTTCTGGCATCATTTATCGTTATGGGCAAATTTCCTTTAAAGAAACTGATAATGACGAATTAAATGTAACGATGGATATTGAAATCATTACATCACCAGATGGATTTGATCAACAAGATAAAGATTTTACAAATATTGCTGGTGAAATATTTGTTAATATTGTAGAAAATCAAGTAGAAGCAGAACCCAGAGATCTTGAATCAGATGTTCATGAAGATCCACTGGACAAACCCTAAATCAGTGATATACTAAAAACATGGAAACAGTTATTTTAAAGAACTTGGTCCTCAATGAGGACTATGCTCGCAAGGTTGTCCCGTTCCTTCAGGATGAATACTTTCACGACAAGTCTGAAAAGACTGTATTCAATATCGTAAGTAAGTTTCTTCTCAAGTACAATAACATTCCTACTAAGGATGCTGTACTCATTTCACTTGGAGATGACAAGACTCTTGGAGAAAGTGAATTCAAGAAGTGTGTTGCTATCTCTGATGAGATGTATAAGGAAGGTGAGAAGTCTGATACTGAGTGGCTTGTAGAACATACTGAAAAGTTCTGCAAAGAGAAAGCCATTTACAATGGTATCATGGCATCCATTGGTATCATTGAAGGTAAGGATAAGGAACAGACTCAGAATGCAATTCCTGAGATCATGTCTAAGGCTCTGTCTGTATCCTTTGATACTCGGGTAGGACACGACTTCTTTGAAGATGTTGATGAACGCTATGAGTACTATCATCGTGTAGAAGAGCGTGTACCATTTGATCTTGAGATGTTTAATCTCATCACCGGTGGTGGAGTTCGCAAGAAGACTCTCAACGTTGTCATGGCAGCATCGGGTGTTGGTAAGAGTGCATTCTTATGCCATCATGCTGCTGCGTGTCTTACACAGAATTTGAATGTGCTGTATATCACACTTGAAATGTCTGAAGAAGAAATTGCTAAACGTATTGATGCAAATCTTTTAGATACAGACATTCATGTTCTTGAGAAGATGCCTCTTGCTATGTACGAGAACAAGGTAAACAATCTCAAGAAGACTTGCCGTGGTAAACTTATTATTAAAGAATATCCTACTGCTGCTGCCAATGTCACACACTTCCGTAATCTTATGGAAGAACTGAAGATCAAGAAGAAGTTCAAGCCTGATATTATTATTGTTGATTATCTAAACATCTGCTCATGTGCAAGATTCAAGATGGGCAACGGTATGAATAGTTACACCTATGTAAAGGGTATTGCAGAAGAACTTCGTGGTCTTGCCAAGCAGTTCAATGTACCACTATGGTCTGCCACTCAGGTAAATCGTGAAGGTGCAAAGAGCAGTGACATGGAGATGACAGACACATCTGAAAGTTTTGGTCTACCACAAACTACAGACTTCTTCATTGCACTCATTGAGACTGAAGAGTTAGCACAGAATGGTCAACTCATGGTGAAGCAGTTAAAGAACCGTGGTAATGATACAACTAAGAATCGTAAGTTTCTTATTGGTGTAAACAAATCCAAGATGAAGTTCTATGATGTAGAAAATTCAAATAATAATCTTGTCAATGCCAACAATACAAATGAAGAAAGTTTTGGATCAGGTTCTGGTCCACTAGTATTTTCAGATGATTTTGGAATTAAAAAGAACAAGGCATTAAACTGGGTTTTTCAAGACGCACCAAAATGAGCATATATATTGATAAGAAATATGTGAATATGGTTTCTGGTTCACTTCAGAAGTTTAAGTGGAAGAAAGATAACCTAGCCACATGCAGATGTTTCGCATGTGGTGACTCAAAGAAAAATAGATCCAAGACAAGGGGATATTTCTTTGAGAACAAAGGAAAATATGTTTATAAATGTCACAATTGCGGTATTGCTTGTAATTTATATTCTGTTCTTGAAAGTATCAGCCCATCTCTCTGCAAAGAATATGCGTTTGAAAATTTCAAGGACAAAAATCCAGAACCGATTGAACGAGAGGAAGCAATTGTGCGTGAACCTATGTTCACGAATCTCGGAACAAGGCTTGACTTACTCGATCCAACCCATAAAGCAGTAAAATATGTTCAATCTAGAGAAATTCCTAAAGAGAAGTATAGTAGTTTTTATTACTGCGCTGATTTCAGTAGGATCATGGCGGATTTTGACCGTGAAGGGACCAAGGAAGACAGACTCGTCATACCGTTCTATGACGAGGATGGGTCACTACTTGGCGTACAGGGGCGATCCTTTGAAGAAAAGAGGGATTCCATACGCTACATTACCCTCAAGAAAGACGGCGAAGAACGGCTTTGGTACAACCTAGATAAAGTAGATCCAAGAGAAACTGTTTACGTTACAGAAGGTCCTATTGACTCCATGTTTATTCCAAATGGAGTTGCAATGCAGGGTGCAGGTTGGTTAGACACGATTCCTAAAAAAATTGCAAAAGCAAATATAGTTTTTGTTTTTGATAATGAACCTAGAAATATTGAAATAGTAAATTTAATTGGTAGATATATTGATGCTGGACGAAATGTAGTAATCTGGCCAAGTGAAATTGATAAAAAAGATGTCAATGATATGGTTAAAGTCTATGGAACGAATCTAACCATGAAGTTGATTATTAATAATGTTTATTCTGGACTTAAAGCTAAAATGAAGTATACTTACTGGAAGAAGGTTTAAAATGGATAATAATGAAGATATGACAGAAGAAGATATCTTAAAGGCTAGTGAAGCCTATCTGACTTTTGTGCAAAGATTTGGTGAATATGTAAAAGAAATGGACCCAGGTTTATGGTCCCGAGCACGAGAATACGCTGCAGACTTTACAAAGATTGATGGTGTGAGAGTTGAACTTGTAGATGTAGATGAGGATGAAGATGACCGAGATAGCACAAATAAAAATGGCGCAGACTAAGTACTTTGTCCTAGATCACGGTCACGTTGATCTAGTGGATTATATGGGTTCGGATTTAAGTGTGGCAAATGCAGCAAGAGTTTCTTTTAATAAAGAAAGTTCTTGGGATTATGCTGATAGCCATGTTCCAATTCGTTCTCTATCTGATAAAGATGCAAAACTAATTCGTTATCTGGCAAAGCATAATCACTTTACACCATTCTGTCATCCACAGATCAGTGTTCGTATCAAGTGCCCTATCTTTGTTCGTGCTCAACTAGGAAAGCACCAAGTTGGTCTTGTGATGAATGAAGTCAGTCGTAGGTATGTCACTTATGAGCCTGAGATTTATACTCCTATGTGGAGAAATTCTCCTACTGATGGAGCCAAGCAAGGTAGCAGTGGTCCTATTGAAGATCTGGATCATTGTATTAAACTTCGTCAAGAATATGATGGAGTTGCAAAAGAATGTTTAGATCTTTATAATAAACTTTTGGTAGATGGTGTTGCTCCTGAGCAAGCCCGTTCAATATTACCACAAGGAACTTATACAGAATTTGTATGGACTGGTTCTCTCTATGCATTTGCCCGTGTTTATAATTTGAGAATCGATGCACATGCCCAATGGGAAATTCAAGAATATGCAAAAGCAATTGACAAATTAATTGCTCCCCTTTTCCCGGTTTCGTGGCAGACTCTAACAACTAAATAAGACACCCACTTAAGGATTTAACTATGGCAGAAATTTTATCACCATTTCAATCGTTTATTTTTATCTCTCGCTACTCTCGTTGGCTCAATGACCAAAATCGTCGTGAGACTTGGGATGAATGTGTAGACCGTTGGTGGAAATACTTTACGAATAAAGTTCCACAACTTGCAGAACGTCCTGATGTCAAGGAAGCAATTCTGAACTTAGAAGTTCTTCCTTCTATGCGTAGTCTTATGACTGCCGGTCCTGCATTGGATCACGACAATACTTGTTTATACAATTGCTCCTATCTACCAATTGATTCTATTGACTCATTTGCAGAACTATTTGTTATTCTTATGAATGGCACAGGTACTGGCTATTCTGTAGAAAGAAAATACACTGATAAACTTCCAACTGTTGCTAGCAAGATTGTAAAGAATTTTGATAATGTAATTGTTGTTGAAGATTCAAAGGAAGGTTGGGGAGATGCTATTAAAATATTATTTAATGATCTCTATTCTGGTAAGCACCCTAAGTGGGACTTGTCAAAGATTCGACCATCTGGTGCACGACTTAAAATTTTTGGTGGTCGTGCTAGTGGTCCCGCACCTTTAGACAATCTATTCAAGTTTGTCGTGAAGGTTTTCTACAATGCACAAGGACGCAGACTGTCTGCACTTGAATGTCATGATGTTTGCTGTGCTATTGCTAATGCAGTAATTGTTGGTGGTGTTCGTCGTTCTGCTATGATTTCATTGAGCGATCTTGCTGACCGTGAAATGGCTCTTTGCAAGAGCGGTGCATGGTGGGAACAGGCTGGCTTTCGTTCTTATGCTAATAACTCTGCTGTTTATAATGGTCGTCCTCCAATGGGTCAATTCCTAGAAGAGTGGACATCACTATACAATAGTCACAGTGGTGAACGTGGAATGATCAATCGTAAGGCACTGCAAGAACAGGCTGAAAAGTCTGGTCGTGATCCTGACTGTGAATATGGAACTAATCCATGTTCCGAGATCATTCTTAAGCCATTTGAATTCTGTAATCTTTCTACAGTTGTAGTTCGTCAAGACGATACTGCAGCAATACTGAAGAGAAAGATTGAGATTGCTACAATCATCGGTACAGTTCAATCAACCTTTACTCACTTTCCATATCTTCGTCCGGAGTGGAAGAAGAACTGTGAAGAGGAAAGACTACTTGGAGTATCTATGACAGGAATTTTTGATAACAAGCTTACGAGTGGCTTAGAAGGTAAGCCAAAGCTTGTTCGTCTTCTTGAGACTCTTCGTGATCATGCGACTGCGACGAATCTCAAGTGGGCAGAGAAGTTGGGAATCAACCCTAGCAAGTCAGTGACTTGCGTGAAGCCTGAAGGTACTACATCGTGTTTGGTGGACTCTGCCTCGGGTCTGCATCCTCGCTATGCGGATTATTATTTCCGCCGAATTCGTCTGGACAAGAAAGATCCTTTATATAACTTGATGAAGGATCAAGGAGTCCCGTGCGAGGATGATGTGATCAACCCAACTTCTACTGCCGTCTTTACATTTGCTATGAAGGCTCCAAAGGGAACCATGACCACTGAGGAACTTCGTGCATTAGACCATCTTGATCTGTGGAAAACTTATCAAGAACACTTCTGTCATCACAAGCCATCAATCACCGTCAACTATAAGGACTCTGAATTCCTTGAAGTGGGCAACTGGCTTTGGGAAAACTTTGATATTGCAACAGGAATAGCATTCCTTCCCGGTGGTGATAGTCACACCTACGCTCAGGCACCCTTTGAGCAGATTGATTCTGCAACCTATGCAGCACATCCTAAGGTTAAAGTTAATTTTAAGGATCTGTCTACATACGAGGCAGAAGACAATACTGAATCCGCAAAGGAGTTTGCCTGCAGCGCAGGTGGATGTCAGATCGTCTGATTTACTTTCCTCTGTAGCTCAGTTGGTAGAGCAGAGAGCTGTTAACTCTCGGGTCACTGGTTCAAATCCAGTCGGAGGAGCATACAAATAAACCCCTAGGAGAAATCCTGGGGGTTTATAAATATTGGTATGCTGTCATTTAAACAATACTTAATAGAAAAACAAGAAGATACCAAATATGGTGGTATGAATGTACCATTAGATCTTGCTGATTTTCCTGATAATCAAAATGGTTCAATGATAAGTCCAGTAAATTTTTCTGGTACAGCTTTGAATCCTGTAAAATATACACGAACAGATCGTGATGCTTATGATACAGCATTAAAACTTAAAAATGAGAAAATTTTAGCAAATAATCAAAAATTTGGATTATCTGATGAAATTGATGAAACTCCTTTTGAAGATGCATTTAATAATACTAGGAAATATATTGAAAGTACGGTGATGGATCCAGGTAATAAGGAGAACGAGCCACGTTCACCTGAGGATATGAAATCATCCAGGACATTCTCCAGTACAGGAACTATGAATCAACCTCCAGATTTAGGACAAAAAGGATGGTTGGGTTCTATATTAAATCCAGATAATCCACTTGACGCTGGATCATTGCATACTGATTTGTTAAGACAAGTCAAAGATAAAGGAACTCAGATATCTCAAAGATTTAATGATTTCACAAATTTTTTACGTAGTAATGATCCTTTTGATTATGCATTTTCAAAAAATTATAGAGAAAGAAAAAAATTAAATAGTCCATTATGGCAAGCACACAATGAAGCCGGAGAAAAAGAAGCAAGAAATGCAAGGTTAGGTGTAACTCCTTCAGTTGTTAATCCAAATCCACCTGAAAATTATCATGACTCACAAGATTATTTTGATAGAATAACAGGAATTGCAAATACTTTATATAATGCTAATACTATGTTCGTAAAGAAAGAAAATCAAAAATTATCTCCATTTGATATGATTTCTTTAGAATTTGGAAAAGATAAAACCAAAGAAAGAAATGACTTTTTAGCAAAACAAAAAGAATATTTGAAACGTTCTGGACCAAATGATTTAGATTATAGTGATCAAGCAAAATTAGCTAGACAATATGCAGATTTAAGAGATCCAAAACATGATGAAGCAATGCTTTATAAGCCATTAGAGATAACTCATTTTGATAAAACTGGTTACAGATACTTTGATCCACCCGAAGCTTTCTTAGGAAGAAACAACGTAAAATACCCTGAATTAGTTGATGCTAAATTAACATGGAATGTTCAACATCTTCTAGATCCATATTCTACTTTTAATAAAGCTCAACGAGATAAGAAAACACCACAATTACCAGTTGATCAATCTGTTCAAAAACTAATTGATAATCAAATGAGTAATGCGCCAAATACTTTTGAAACTACAATTGATATGAATAAAGATAATATTAAAGATTGGGATCAATATATTCAGGTTATGAATCATGAAGGTCAACATGCAATAGGAACTCAATTACGAGGAGTTGCTGCAGTTGAAAATGCAGTTAGTTCTAATTTAGAAAAAAAACCAGAATATAAATCTCCTGCTACTATTAAATATGGTATTGAACCTTCGACAAGTGGAATTGCTTTAGGATCTGGTTATGAAGAATTAGAAAAAAGAGGAATTTTAGATAGTTGGGAATTGACTCCAGAACAAAAAGAGACTGTAAAAACTGCATTAGATCAGATGGATACTCCAACTCCTTCACCAGATAATAGATTTAAAACTCCTAATAATTATTTTTGGAGTAGAGCTGAAATGCCTGCATTTATGAGAGATATTAAAGGTAGATTATTAAAATCAACAGGTAGTTATCCTATGAGTGATCAAACAGATGAAGAAATAGAAAAAGATAGAGATAGAATGTATAAGCTTCTTCAACAAAATGGACCAGGTGAAGATCTAGCACCGGTAAAAGCTCTTGAAATGATGGGAACCCCAGAAGGTAAAGCCATATATAGAGGTGTAGAAAAATCTTCATCGAAACAAGATAGACGATATGCCTAAATATTTTAGGCAGAAGTGGTTGGGCTTCCACGCAATCCTTTTGAAATAATCGAAGTATACTTCATCAGACTGCTAAGGAACCACCACTTCTGACCAAGGTATAAGTACATATGTTCCACATGTTAATCGGCATTGATTACTCTATAACCTGCCCCTGCCTTTGTCTTTATGATGAACGTAGAGAATTTAAGTTTGAAAATTGTTTCTTTTATTATTTGACAAATACCAAAAAGTATGCTGATAAAATTGCCCCAAATATTACTGGGGAATCTTTTCAGGAATATATTCTGGATGTTGATAGATTTGACACTATATCTCAATGGGCTTCCAATCTTTGTATTGGGGCTGGAGATATAGCCGTAGAAGGATATTCATTCGGTTCTAAAGGTCGAGTATTCAATCTAGCGGAGAATATGGGAATCTTGAAGCATAAGCTCTACAAGCTCGCCATTCCCGTGACCATCATTGAGCCATCCCGAGTCAAGAAATGCGCTACGGGCAAAGGTAACGCTGACAAACAGGCAATGTACGAAGCCTTCTCAATAGAAACAAAAACCAATCTTTTATCGGTCTTTAATCAGAAAACTTTGAGTAATCCTGTTACGGATGTTATCGACAGTTATTATATTTTAAAGGCAATGATTCAGTCTAAAAATTAGCGAACAATACGTCCAGCATTCATTCTGGCACTATTATCTAATTTTTCATGAAATCTCTTAGGTACTTGACCGCTACCCTTAATTTTGTCAATTACGTCTTTAAATTGACTTCCAACTACTTTTGAAGGTGTCAGAGTGGAATCCATTGCAAGTGATGGTGTGTTTGCTTGCCAATCCTTTATAATTTTCTTTTTACTGCACTTTGGGCAGGGTTTCTCTAAAGGAGTATTACGCTCTGATAGATTTAAGATTTCATCAAAAGTATGGTCACAATTTTCACATTTAAAAGCATAATTAGGCATTTTTTTTCCTTCTAAAGGTAATTAGCATGGCTTCAAACAAGAATCCATAAGAAGGTTCTTTTGGTTTGATTTTTAATTCCATTTTGGCTTCTTTAAGGGTTCTGTTTCCTTTTGCCAAATTACAGCATCTACATGCTGCTACCATATTTACCCAAGATGATGCACCACCTTTTGATTTTGGTATAATATGATCAACTGTTGCATCTTTGTTATTTAAAGCAACTCCACAGTATTGACAACAAAATTGATCTCTACGTAAAATATTTTGCCTAGAAGAAGCTGCCTTTCTATAAGGCAATTTTACATAATATTTTAAAATTAAAACTTTAGGAATCTTTATAATTTTGGAAATAGAGACAACTTCAAAACATTCATTACTTTCATCACTCCAAACTTTATCTCGGGCAATGAGTTTGTATGCTTTTCCAATAGTAATAATATTAAGAGGAGTATTGTCTTGATTTAGCAAGAGTACTTGTTTCTTCATATTCTTTAAGTATTTATGTAAATCTAAATATTTAATAACCATGGATAATAAACAAGATAGACAATTTTATTGGGAAGTCAAGCAATTTATGGGGAATTCTCCAAATCCTGTTCCACAGGAAAAGAAAAATTCTCCTTCATTGGTTGAAAACATAAAAAATGTATTAAACAAGAATGAGTTGTATAGACCATCTTCGTTTAATCCATCTATTAGTTCTCCAAATACTATTAATAATGCTATTGGTGCAATGGAACAATCTAAGAATTTAGGGGCTTCACATAGTGCAGCACATGGTAGTAATGTCTATGGAAATGCTTTTGCTAATACTCCAAAAAATTTAAATGAAAAAGCAGGTGATTGGAATTGGAGAGAACACACCAAAGAAGAAAATATAGCACAGGGAATAAAAGTTAGAGATAAACAAGATATAGATGATAGAAAAAAACTTGATAAATTTCGTAGAGAAAACCCAGATGCATATCAACAACAACTACAAGATAAAGCAGCAGGACAAGAAAGAGCATTAACTACTGTAAATGCAAATAAAAGAATTAGTCCAATGTACTGGGTTACTCAGGATGATTTTAAAAAGGCAACTGGTGAAGATTATGATGCAAGAAATGCAAAACACAGACAATTATTTTTTGATTTAAATTCTTCAGGTGAATCAAATGTTGCTCCAACCGCTGGTGTAGGACAGGGGCCTGCATACGATAGTCTTGCATACCATACCATGCGTCGTAGACCAGCCAATATTCCACAATTTGGAACTCCACAGGCTAGGTATGATACTGTAGATGGTACCATAGCCAATACAACATCACAATCACGAGGCAAAGCTCAATGGGATGCCGATGATGCTGCAGCATTAAAACGTATTGATGCGGAAGCAGCTAAACGAGATGCAGAAATTAGAGCAGAAGCTAGAAGAATTGTTGGTGCTGAACAAAAAGCTGCTGCCTTGAAAAATGCTACAGATACAAAAGAAAAAAGACAAGGCTACATAGATCAAATTAGTGATACTCTAAACAAAGATGGTTCTAGAACAATTAAAGAACCTATACGAGGAGATGGTGGTGGAAATTTTGATGTTCAACTTAGAGATAATAATGATGAAAATTTGTATGGAAGTGGAACAGCTGCTGATCCTATTAGATATAGTCCTTATGTAGACCGATCCAAACCTGGAACAGGTATATCAGACGCTCAACGTTCTGTTACTGATACTGCAACAAATACACTTCAAGATATGATGAGAAGCGGATCTGATTGGATGAAAAAACAATCACTGAATTCTCCAGGTGTTCGCTATCCTGAAACTGGAGTAAATCCTGATGTTAACCGTGGAGAGTCTCCAATTTATCCTGAAGGTCAAGTAGATTCTACTTATAGACAACCTCCTGGTGTTGGAGTATCCAATATTATTAATAATCTGGTTACATCTGTTGGAGCTTCTGGAAAAAATGTTGCAGCTGAATTACAAAGAATAATGAAGTTAAATACAGCACAAACTAATCCAAATGTTATACAAGATAAGTTGTATGGTGATATATCTGCTCCGATGATGGATACACAAGCAAAAACTCCTTCAGAACCACCAGCATACTCATATACAATTCCAAGTCCGTTTAATCCAGATATAAAAACTGAACTAGATGCTGAAGATTATAATATAAAAGATGATAGTGAATCCACTGGTGGAATGAATGAACCAATGGATCTCTCTGATTTTCCTGATAAAAAAGAAACAACATCAAAACCTGCTGGAGATTATGTAAAAGATATTATTAAACCTTTCCAAGATGCTGCTGATCAACAATCAACACAAGATAAAATTAATGATATATTAAAAAATCTTGGTACATCAGATAGCAAAAAGACATCTAGAAGAAGTAAAAGAAAACGTAAAGAAACCACAAGAGTGGCTATGGTAGGCGAAGCAGTTGTAATTCCTCCTCCTTTTTTTAGTGGAAAAGAACTTCGTACAGACTTAATTGGTAATCCAAATCCAGTTCCTACATTTACTAGTATAGGCAAAGGTGTAGCCAATACAGTAATGAATCCTGTAGATTCTGCAAAATCTGCAGTAAACATGGCAAAAAAAGGTGTTTCTGCTGTTGAATATGCTGTAAAAAATCCAATTCCAGCAGCAACAACTGTTGGAAAAACTGCTTTACAAGTAGGCGGTGCCTTAGTTGTCCCTTTAGTTGCTGGTGAATTAGCTCGTAGAGGTGCAGAACTAGGTACTGATTATATTGGTATGGATCCAG